ATGAGCAAAAGAGAGTTTGGTATCTACATACCGAGTTACAAGAGAGCAGCTACAATTTCCACGCATAAGTTGTTGGAATACTACAAGGTGGTTGTCAGAAAATCCGAAGAAACCGAGTACCTCAAGGTTATCCCGAAAGAAAATCTGATTGCAGTACCGGACGAGGAGATAAACAATATCGTCAAGGTAGTCAACTGGATTGTAGACAACTCAGAGGAAGAGGTAATCGCCATGATAGATGACGATATGAACGACCTCATATACAGGCTCGACTTCAATGAGAAGATTACAGACCCGGAGGTCATCACATCGGAACTCGAGAGGATTGCTCAGTTAATGGTGGACCTCGATATAGGATACGGAGCGGTGGACGCATCCATTGCACCGTGGAACTATGCACAGGAGTTTACGTTCGCAGGTACATCCGGAGGATTGAGATGGTTCAATAAGAAAGTGTACAAGGCAAGGTTCGATGAAAAGATTGGATATTGCTGCGATACAGATGCGGTGTTACAGGAACTGCTCAAGAACAGAATTATCCTCAAGCCAAAGTATCTGTGTTCCCACGGAGCAACGGATGTAAATTCCGGAGGAAATTCCCAAAAGACCCGAAACGACCAAATAGCCAGTTTCGAGTTAATGAAGCACAAGTGGGGCAAATATTTTGACTATCAGTTAAAGACCAATAAGATATATGTAAGGGTTAGGAGGTAGCAACCGTAAATAAGCGGAACTACCTCTTATTTTTACTGATATTTCCTTGACTTTACAGGAGGTTGTGCTACGATACGCCAAAGTTAAAGGAAAAGGAGGTCTATTATGGCTTACAATTTAGAGACAAGAAGCGGTCACAATATGTTCACTATGGCATCTCTCTTACAGAAAGCAATCCGTAGGGGAGATAAGGAGAGGGCAGGATATGCAGCAATGGAGTTGTTTGGTTCCTATCATTCAATGCTGTGGAACAGAATAATGACTGTATCATGCGAGGACTGTTGGGGTATCTTGGCAAAGGAGATTGTCGCTCTGAGATATACTGATGATGTCAGAAATCGTAACCGTAAAGGATATGAGAAAGACACTCAGTATGTATCGAAAGCAATTACACTCTTATGTGATGCTAAGAAGAGCAGGGATGCTTGCTATTACGCCTGCAACTTCGTCCTCCAAACCTATGTCACAGACCCGGGCAGATTACCAAAAGAGTTTGTAGGGCAGACAAGGAAAGAAATCGAGAGTGTAGCAGATGATGCTCTTGAGATTAAGAACATTAGCGGAGAGGTAGGGGAATGGGAAGTTCCCGAGTTATCATTCGAGGGAGAACAGATGTCTATATTCGATACGACTTCTACTCCCGACAATGAAGAACTCACTATCAATCCGGATGATGACAAGAAAACCAAGTGCGAGATGTGGGCGGCATACCTCAGAAAGGGAATACGCACACTTGATATGGAACTGGCAGGATATGCCATCCATAATTTGAGACAGAAAGATTTGTCCTATGCTTGGAAAACATTGTATGTAATCTCCCGAAACGAATGTAAAGGCATTCCCACAAGGGAGATTGTTTCATTGAAACAGTCCGATGGATATGTGAATAAAAACAAAGGACTGGATAAGCGAGATGAAATTTACATCTGCAAAGGTATCATGGTACTCATGTATCAGATATGCGGCAAATTCGGCGGCACCATTGGAAACGACATTATGGATGCAGAGTTCCTTGTCAGATGGGATGACCACGAATACATCGACATCAGAACCTGTGAACTTCCCGATGGCATTGTACCGGAATGGGTTTACGATGTTCACACCATTAAGGGGAAGAGAGCGGGAAAGACTGATTGGGGAATGAACTTAGTGGAACAGGAGGCTTTATCTCCATTGCAGGTATCATTCTTCGATGAGGGAAGTTGGAAACCTCGATACGAATATAAGCACCTGCATAATTTGTGTACCGAGGGAGAGTATCAAGAGATGCTCGAATACAGTAAAACACGAAGAGGAAACCCTGTTGATAAAATTCAAGATAAATACTGATTTATCTATTGACTAGGCAGGAGGCTATGTTATCGTACGACCGTCAAATAAAACAAATACGAGGTGGTCGTTATGATAAAGAAATCAGATATAGTCAGAGATGCAGTTCGAGAGGGAGACTTCAAGAAAGCACTCAGAATTGCCAAAGGGTTCAGAATAAATATCACAGTGGAAGAGAGAGACAAGATGAGCAGAGCGTATGAGTGCATTGTTCATCCGGAGTTTTACAGACAGATAGGAACAGACATCCCCAAGGCGATAGCCGAAGGTAAGGAGGTAGTAAGTCGCCTGTATGGGGCGTGAGCCGCCCAAACTGAATAGCCAAAGAAAGTACCAGGGAGTCGAATAGGAGCGAAGCGAGTTCCTATATCGGCTCCATTTTGGTATGCAGGAAAGGTGGTGAGCGAGTTGTGGCTAAAAAAAAGGCAGAAAAATCTACTGAAAAGGTGGCATCTGAGCATCCCGGCACTGAGAATTTAGTTCCGGTGCGAACCAAAGAGGAAGCAAGGGAGCGTGGTAGAAAAGGCGGTCTGAAATCTGCGGAGGTTCGCAGGCAGAAAAAAACGATGCGAGAGATGGCAAAAGGCATCATGGAAACGACAGTTTCGGAGCAGATGGGTAATGTCAGAGAAACGCTCGCTCGCATGGGCTTGGAAGAAAACGATATGACATACCAAGCCGCAGTTGTTGTCAGACTCATACAGAAAGCAATGGTCGAGGGAGATACCTCGGCTATTCGTGTGTTAGGGGAACTGACAGGAGAACTCAACAGGTTTGGCTATGTTGAAACGGATGACCCCGATGTCATTGAAATGCAGTACCCGACCATACTCATACCGGAGAATGGCAGGGATGCACCGAAAGACAATGTACTCGGACCACAGGCAGGTCCTCAGACAATGTTCATGGCATCCTCGGCAGACATCGTTATCTACGGTGGAGCGGCGGGTGGTGGTAAGACATACGCACTGTTGCTCGAGGCCCTAAGGCATAAGGATGTCAAGAACTTCGGTGCAGTCATCTTCCGAAAGAATTTCACACAGATTACTGCTGAGGGCGGTCTATGGGATGCGAGTGCGAAGATATTCTCTCAAGTGCCGGATGCACAGCAGAGAAAAACACCGAAGCTACACTGGAAGTTCAACGCAGGAGCGAAGTTGACCTTTGCTCATTTGGATAGAGAGGAAGATTTACAGGCATGGCAGGGCACAGAAATTGCGTACCTTGCCTTTGATGAGTTGACGCATTTCACGAAGCATCAGTTCCTGTATATGCTATCCCGAAACCGAAGCACCTGCGGTATCAAGCCGTATGTGCGAGCCACCTGCAACCCCGACTCAGACAGTTGGGTGGCGGATTTCATATCGTGGTGGATAGACCAAGATACCGGATACCCTATTCGAGAACGAAGTGGAGTTATCCGGTATATGTGCGTCCTCAACGATGTCGTCTATTGGGGAGACTCGCCGCAGGACTTGGCAGAGAAACACGGCATTAAGCCGGAGGAATGTAAGTCGGTCACATTCATTGCAAGCCGACTGGAAGATAACAAAATCCTCATGCAGTCCGACCCATCGTACCTGTCAAACTTGAAAGCCATGACAGAGGTTGATATGGAGCGACTGCTCTATGGTAACTGGAAGATTAAGGCACAGGCAGGAAGATATTTCAAGAGGACGCAAATTCCTATTGACGGTTATCTCGAAAGGATACCGGATGATGTGGTTTATTGGTGTCGTGCTTGGGATTTGGCTGCCACAGATGAAGATGAGAATGGCGATGCCGATTACACCGCAGGAGTTCTCATCGGACGCAGGAAGAATGGCAGATTCATTGTTGCAGATGTCATCAACCGTCAGATTAAGGCGGGCGATGTGGAGAACCTTATCTTAATGACTTCCATGTCCGACCGCAGTAAATACGGATACAACTACAAGGTCAGAATACCTCAAGACCCGGGAGCGGCAGGGAAGATTGTTGCGAAACAGTATCTCAACAGTCTGTCCGGCTTCGATGTTAAGGCACAGCCTGTATCCGGAAGCAAGGAACTGAGAGCCACACCATTCGCCGCACAATGGCAGAATGGTTTTGTTGATGTATTGATAGCACCTTGGAATGAAGAGTATTTCAGTCAGATGGAGTCATTTCCGGAGTCGAAGCACGATGATATGGTCGATGCTTCCTCAGATGCTTTCAATGAATTGACTGACAGCACATTTGATATTGATGCACTCCTGTAAGGAGCGACACTCATATAAAGGCAGAAACGAAGCCTGCTTGCAGGAATAACAAATTCTCCATCGGAAGATGCAAAAAGGCAGCACAGGGCGGTAACAAAGCCAAACAGGATATTATGAAGCACAATCACAGTCTGAATTTACAGGCTGTTTTTTGTTTCAGAAAGGAGAACAGACAAGTGGATGAACAGCAGAAAGCCAAACTCGACCAAATGAATAAGCTGAGGCGAGGAGCGGCAATCATCGAAGGAACTCAAGACAAGTTCCGGCAGGACGGATACACGAACCTGCTTAATAAGTATGGCACAGCACAGGATAACTCGACTGCATACACCTACGAGCAGGAACCTGTGGTATCGGACCTCGAACTCATTCGATTGTATGAGGGAAACGGTCTGTTCACTAAGATAATCGACCGACCATCCGAAGAGGCTGTGAAGCATGGATTTGACATCGACTATGGAGATGAAGATATTACCGAGTATGTCGATAAGCGACTGGATGACTTGGATTTCGAGGACAAATTTGCAACGGCAGAGAAGTGGGCGAGACTCTATGGAGGTTCGCTCATTGTTATGTTATGCGATGACGGAGGTGGACTCGAGGAACCTTTGAATTGGGATAAGGTCACGACCATTGAAGAACTGAGAGTATTTGAAAGAGCGGTCATACAGGAAGATTACACGACCATGTACAACTTCCATTTCTTCGATACGATGCACAGCGACAAACCATTCGGACAGCCGGAGTATTATCACATCTATTCGATGTATGGATATTTCACGGTGCATTACTCAAGATGCTTGGTATTCAGAAACGGCAGACTTCCGGAACAGACAACCAATTCCATATACAGATATTGGGGAATGCCGGAATATGTCAAGATTAAGCGAGCGTTGCGAGAGTGCATTACATCTCACTCGAATGGCACTAAGTTACTGGAAAGGTCAGTACAGGCAATCTACAAGATGAAGAACCTTGCCAACCTGCTTAGTACGGAAGATGGAGAAAACAAAGTTCTCCAAAGATTACAGGTTATTGATATGGCACGAGGCATCCTTAATTCAATGGCGATTGACGCTGAGGGAGAGGATTACGACTTCAAGACATTGCAGATGTCGGGAGTCAAAGATGTCATTGATACGACCTGCAATATGCTTTCAGCAGTAACGAACATTCCACAGACTATATTGTTCGGTCGCTCCCCGGCAGGAATGAATGCCACCGGAGACAGCGACCTCGAGAACTACTACAACATGGTTGAGAATATTCAGAAGCAGAACATGAAAGCCAATGCCCGAACAGTAATCGACCTCATCCTCAAACAGGGATTGATTGAGGGGAAGATACCGGAAATCCCTAAGTACAAGATGAAGTTCGCTGCACTGTGGTCCTTGTCCGACACAGAGCAGGCAGACATTGCTCAGAAGAAAGCAGCCACTGAACAGACCAAGGCTCAGACAGCACAGGTTTATATCGACTCCGGTGTGCTTGACCCATCAGAGGTCAGAAGTTCCCTTGCAACTGAGGGAGAGCTCGACATCGAGGAAGTCATCACAGAAGATGACCTCAATCTGCCGGAAGATACATTCTCCCCGACAGAAATGTCGGGAACATCCGAGAACGATGGCTTCGATTTGCAGTTTAAGAGCGAAGCGGAGGATGGCACAGATTATGGAGGAGCCGCAGTCCTCGTTATCAAGAATGGCAAAATCCTATGTGCAAGCCGCAGGTCATCGGAAGGCATCTGCGGACCGGGCGGTCACATCGAGGACGGAGAAACGCCCGAGGAGGCAGCACTCAGAGAGGCACAGGAGGAGTTTAATATTGTTCCCCTAAACATTCTACCTTTGGGAGTTTATAAAAGCAGAACAGGCTCATATTGCGATTCTATGATATATTTCACAGACCAATTCACAGGAACTCCGGAAGCAGATGGGGTTGAGATGCTGAATGAGAGATGGCTGTCACTGGAAGAGTTAAAGGGCAAGTTCCTGTTTCCCCCATTCGAGGAGTCGCTCAAGATGCTCGAGGATTTGCTCGGGCGATAAGGAGGCGGTTTTGTGGATGAGGAAGTAATCAGAAAGCAGACAATCCGAAAGGTTGGCAGGAAGTTCTACGGACACGACAGCCTGTATAGCAAGTACACACCTCAGATACCGGAAGCGGCAGAGCGTGAGTATATGCGGATGACAAATGAATATATGCGGCTCCTCAAGGAAGAACTGGAAGAAAATCTTCCGGAACTCAAGGAGTCGTACAAGGCAAACAGAGATGAATTGGTGGCTGACAACCGGAGAATGGATGCAGCCACTGATTTAATGTTAAAGGTCAACGAACTGTTCACAAGGATGAAATCAAACCTGTTGAAAAAGACGGTTGGATTTGGTCTGAGGAGGAGACTTGAGTCACTGGCTCATCTCAACAGGAAGCTGACCGTCAAGGAGTGGAAGCGAGCAATCAAAGCAACTCTCGGTATCGACATCAGAGAGGACTATTACCTCGGGGAGTTCTATTCGGAACAGTTACTGGAATGGGTCAAGCAGAATGTAGACCTCATCTCAACTATTCCGGAAGATACTCTCGACAAGATGAAAGACATTGTTTATGACGGCTACACGAATGGCAGGACCACAACCCGAATGGTTAAGGATATTCAGAGGGTGTACCGGATAAGCAAGCGGCACGCCACTCTGATTGCCCGAGACCAAACTGCCAAACTCAACGGACAGATACAACGGTATCAGCAAATGGACGCGGGCATCACGGAGTATATATGGTGTACCTGCGGAGACGAGCGTGTCCGAGAAAGCCACAGGTCCTTGAACGGCAAGAAGTTCAGTTGGAGTTCTCCTCCTACAAATTCAGATGGTCGTTCGTGCCACCCGGGAGAAGATTACCAGTGCCGATGTATCGGCAGACCTGTATTCAACAAGAACACGCTGAACCTTCCAGTGGATGACAGCGTGAATATCACTATCAAGTAGATTGGAGGTAAAGAACATGGACGAAGCAATCAGAAACCTGTGCCTTGCACTGAAAGGCGAGGCAGATACGGTCATCGGATGCACAGATAAGTTAGCATCCCTGCCGGACGGTTCCAACAAAGCGGCTCAGACCCTCGATATGATACGACTCGATGGAGTTGCACATATTCAGAGTCTGACTCTTGCTATTACGGAACTTATGTCCGATGACTCCGCAGACAGCGGAGGCTCTGATGAGTAACAAGGAAGGATACACGGACAGAACCGCAGACATGGCTATCGCCCATGTATCCAAAGAAGAGAAAGCCATGAGAAAAGGAGAGCATAAGACCAATGGAAACAAGAGATGCACCAAAACTGAGGAGAGTCAGAAGATTAGACAGCATCCGACTCGATAAGAACGATTCAACTTATTTCACGGATGAGGGGTATTTGGTAGACCACCCGATACTGACATCCTGTGGAATATTTGAATATACAAATCCCGATGGCAGTATCCGTAGGGAGTTGCGATTACCTAAGTATGTGTTCGATGAGAACTCATTGAAAACCTATCGTGGTAAGCCAATCATCATCACTCACGATGCAGGAGTCGTGGACAAGAACAATGTTGATAAGGAACAGATAGGAACCATACTTTCAGACGGTTACGAAGATGGAGAAGATGTCCGTGCGGAAATCATTATCCACGATACAGATTCCATGCAAAAGTGCGGTCTCAAGGAGTTGTCCTTGGGATACAACCTCGATTTGATTGAGGAGCCGGGTGTATGGAACGGTCAGCCGTATGACGCAATTCAGACGAATATCGTCATCAACCACCTTGCACTTGTTGCATCTGCGAGAGCAGGAGAACAGGCAAGACTGAACATTGATGGGTCTGATGAACCCGAACTTAAAGGAGGTAAAGCAATGGCAAAATCAACAAATTCCCGCCGTGCAGATGGTTGGGCAATGTCTCCGGAAGAACTCGAGAAAGCCATCGAAGCCTACAAGGCAAGAAAGGCTCAGAGAGCATCCGCAGACGAAGAGGAAAAAGAGACACCTGCCGCTGAGGCAGATGGCGATGCAGCCGAAGAGAACTCCACTCCTGCAACTGAGGAGGAACAGGCTGCTGATGGCGAGGGAGAAGATACTCCGGCAGAAGAGGAAAAGGGCAGCACTCCGGCAGACATCGCTCAGACGGTTAAAGACCGCAGAGACAGAAGAGATGCTGAGGACGACCCGGAAGATGCCAACGCTGCTATGGGAGTTATCGCACAGCAGGATGAGGATATTGATATGCTCCTCGCCGCTCTCGAGAAAGTCCTTGCTGAGATGAAAGGCAATGCTGATGGCGAGGAAGAGGAAAAAGAGACTAAGGAAGATGGCTGCGATGAAGAGGGCGAGGAAGAGAACAAAGACAGTTCCGATGATGAGTCCAAGTCCTTAAATGCAGACTCTGCGGATAAGATTGTTCGTCAGAGATTAAGCATCTGCCGTGTTGGAGACAAGCTCAACATGGATGGTCTCGAGGACATGAGCATCAAGCAGGCCAAGAAAGCGATTATCGCCAAGGTCCTGCCTACAATGCGTATGGACGGTAAGTCCGATGCCTACATTGATGCGATGTATGACCTCGCTGTGAACGAAGCCAACAAGCACAAGGGAGTTGCGTATCAGAAGCAGCAGATGACGGCACAGGCTCCAAAGAGAAGAGCAGACTCCAACGAGAGCATGGCAGCAAACTCAAGAAAGAACATGATTGCAAGAGAAGGAGGTAATGAGTAATGGCAGCACAGCTTAATTACAATTATGGAACCCCGAAGGGTGTACCGGGCGGAAAGTTCGACATCGCATTCGATGAGGTCGTAACCCGCAAGAATGAGAATGAAGATGGTGTTATGAAGTACGGTCTTGCCGTAGCAGTGGGAACAGATGCGGGTAACGGCATCAAGGTTCCTGTTACTGGCACAACCGCCGCACAGATTGAGGGTATCACAATCGCACTGCCTAACACTGAGCAGGATATGGCGGGCAAGGTTGTTGTCAAGAAGAACGCATCCCTCAGTGTTATGAAGAAAGGCAACATTTGGGGCAGACTTGCCACAGGTGCTACTCCTACCTATGGAGCAAAGGCTTATGTTATTCCGGATGGAGACGAAGCCGGAACATTCACACACGCAGCCGATAACGGCAAGAGTGATAGCGGCAAGGTTGAGTACCTTGACATCAGTGCTACATTCGGCAACGCATCTGATGACGGCATTGCTGTCATTGTACTTTAATCTAAGGAGGTAAGAAAGAATGAGCAAAAATTACAATCCCGAAATGCCATCCACTGGCTATGATGTCGCAGACCTTGCGGCATTAAAGGCATCTAATCTGATGCCTGCACTCAAGGAGGATAGACTTTGCAGATTTGATAGCACAGATGATGCTTCTATCTTCTTTGCGAGAGAGTTGGACTACATCAAGTCTAAGTCCTACGACAAGATTTATCCGGAGTTCACTGCTCTGAATAAGTTCCCTATCACTCACGAAGTACCGGAAGGTGCCGAGTCCATGACATACTACTCATACGAGAGAACTGGTATGGCTGCAATCATTAGCAACTATGCAACAGACCTTCCTCGAGCAGATGTTAAGGGCGCACCTTCTACTGCATTTGTCAAGTCTCTCGGTGCTTCCTACGGATACTCTGTACAGGATATGAGAGCGAGCCGTATGGCAGGCAAGTCTCTTGATACTCGCCGTGCTGAGGCTGCAAGATACGCAGTAGACCGTACAACCAACATCATTGCATTTGCAGGAGACAAGAAGAATAACCTTGTCGGAGTTTTGTCTACCGACAACAACATTCCTCTTTATACACTCAGCGAGGTAGAAGTTGACGGTCAGAAGTACACAGACTTCAAGCATAAGACAGCGGCTCAAATCCTTGATGACATCAATGGTATGTTTGCATACCAGGCGAAGATTACCAAGGGTGTAGAACACGCAGACACTCTTATGCTTCCGCACAGTGTCTACATCGACATCTCCACTCGTCAGATTCCGAACACTGGATATACAGTGCTTCGCTTCCTCAAGGAGAACGCTCCGTACCTCAAGGACATTGTGTCTGCACCGGAGTTAGAGTCTGATGCAGAGGACACCAACCCTTACAACAAGGGTGTCATGTTCCTGTATACCAATTCTGCTGATAAGTTCAGCCTCGAAATTCCGATGCCGTTCTATCAGTATCCGTTACAGAACAGAAACCTCGAGGTAATCGTTCCTTGCGAGGAGCGTGTCGCAGGTTGCATCATCTATTATCCGCTCTCTGCACTCATTGCAGTCGGAGCGTAGTCTGAGAAAAGGAGGAAATGCGAAATGGCAATCAAGATGACAAACTTATCTGAAAAGGTAATTGGAGTTGGCGAGGCAACGGTACTTCCGGGGGAGACCAAGGAAGTGCCTCGTGCTTTTGAGACAAGTCCTATCTTGGAAGTGTACAAGAATATGGGGTTAGTATCCCTGTCCGGCAAGCCTACTGCCGCAACAAAGGCTGTGGCTGAGAAGAAAGCTGAGGAAGATAAGGCAAAGGCGGAAGCTGAGGCTAAGGCTACGGCTGAGAAGAAAGCAAAGTTAGACAGCCTCAAGGATGCGTCCGATGAAGATGTAGCCGCTCTTGCACAGGAACTCGGCATCAATCCGGCAGAGTGCAAGGACCTCGCAGATGTACGCAAGAAGGTAAAGACTGCTCTCAGCAAATAAGTTGGGAGGTGGCTCTATGAATGCCTTAGAGATATTCCGAATGGTTGCAAAGGAATTTGACAGCCTGCCGGATGAAGATGTCGTCAACGATGACGGCAAAGTTACTCAGTACGGTGTCAAGTCGTTCATCGAACTGTATTCAGACCAAATCAGCGAGAAACGGTTCGGAGCGTCATACCAAAAGGCACTGGCATATCTGACCGCCCACAAGTTGAAGATGAATGGATACGGAGATACAGGAACAGGAACTATCGCAGACTCGCTCAGAGTTGGCTCATATTCAGAGGGCGAAACCTCAATCAGTTATACGACCGGACAACAAACGAACCTCCAAGTCGATGCGGAATATGCACTTACCGTATATGGCTTGGAGTTTCTTACGCTCCGGAGAAATGCAATCATTCCGATTGTATCAGCAGGAGAGGCTCAATGAGTGTGAGAATTACCGATACCGTGACAGCGGACGGCAGAAAGTTTCAGCAAATGCTCAAGGAACTGGCAGAAAAGGAAGTGCGTGTTGGATTTCAGCATGGCAAAGCCACTGAGGAGGACGGCACGGACATCTGCGATATTGCAGCATGGAATGAACTCGGAACTGTGCATATTCCGGCTCGTCCGTTTTTGCGTATGAGCGTAGATGACAACGCATCAAAGATTAAAAGTTTCTTACAGGAGAAGAAAAAAGACCTCGTAAGAGGAATTTCTGCCGAACAGGTCCTCAAGGAGATAGGGATTTTTCAGAAAGACCTCATCCAAGAGAAGATTACGGACGGCAGTTTCGCACCAAATGCGGCATCGACTGTCAAGAAGAAAGGCTCATCCAAACCGCTGATTGATACTGGACGAATGAGACAGTCAGTCAATTATGAAATCAAACAGAAAGGAAGTGGAGACTGATGAATTTCTTAAAGAAGAATTACACGCTGAGGCGTTATTCAGAGCCTAAATATGTTCAAGGCTATTCTTCTATACCCTATGAAGATTTAACGCTGCCTATGGACATACAGACCTTAGAGGACACCATAAAGACCGAAGAGGACGGCAGAAAATCAATTCAGAAGTTGAAAGTATTCTGTGACTACGAGATTTTGACTGAGGATGAGCATAAGAAGCAGAAAGCAGACCGTGTTTGGTTTCAAGGGAAGTGGTTCGAGTGCCTGTCAAGCAGGTTAAGCGAGAACACTCCTCTGAGACACTGGACAGCAACATTCGTTCAGTGCTTGGATGCCGAAGATGGTCCAAAACAGGAGGGCGAATGATGAACATGGAGAGCGTAGAGTCGGTCATCTACGATGTTACGGCTGAGTTCTTCCGCGATGCAACGGTCATTTGGGCGGAGCAGGTAAATACGAAACCGGATTTGCCGTATGTAACGCTCAAGACTGGAAACATCAACAGAACTCGCTTTCCAGTGGTAGATGATGACGGAAACAGGTTTTATCCATGTAGCACATTGCTCGAGATAAACCTGTACACCAAAGGCAAGGCGGTTACGGTGGCAGAGAATGTTACCGGAAACTATGCCAACACAGCCGCAAGCGATTTACAGGATTTCTTCAATTACCTCGACTCTGAGGAGATTGTGGACAGACTGGCGACACAAGGCATGGATATATCCCTCGAACCGCCTGTGAGGGATTTGACAAATTTGCAGAATGACAGTAAGTACCGTTACCGAGCAATGGCTGAGGCAACGGTTTCTTTTTCTCAAGAAGCAAATGGTCGTTACGGAATTGGTGGCATGGATGCTCCAAACGCATCCGGAGGCGGCTCTGCTGAGATGGCAGATGCAACATCGGATGTCATCGAGGAAGTAGAAATTTTAGAAGAAACCTATGAAGGAGGTAAAGCATAATGAAGAACAATCCATTAGATGACATCATCAAGTGCGATGTCGAGATTTCAAGTCCGGGTTCAAGCGATGTGAGTTTCGACAGTATCCTCTTGGTGGTAGCCGGACCCGCTGCAAAAGGCACAGCAACAATCTCCGGCACGACAGCAATCAGCAAGGCTGATGAATTACTTGACTATGGTTACAAGACCAACAGTCCTGCATACATCGCTGCAACTGTTGCTTTTTCTCAGAATCCATCTCCGGATGAACTGTATATCGTTGTTCGTGAAAAGACTGCTGAGAAAAGCACTTATGAAGATGTCGCTACTACGCTTGCAAGAGCGAATAGTGAGGCATCATTCTATGGCATCCACCTCACGGAGTTCAGAGACAGTACAGATATTGAGGCTGCAAAGACTTGGGCAGAGGCAAACGAGAAGTTGTACGCATTTGAGTACACGGACATCAACTCTTGTCCGGTAGAGAATTCCAGTTTCTACCGTACATTCGGTATTTTCTCCGGACTCGCAGATGGTTATGCAGCAGAAGAACAGCCTGTTGAAAACCAGTATGCAGCACTGGCTTGGATGGCTAAGTGTTTCGGATATGACCCGGGAACTGAGACATGGAACCTCAAGGAACTGGCAACAATCGCTCCTACGAAGTTGTCAACAGAGCAGAAGAAAGCACTGGGAGCAAAGAATATCAACACATTTCTCCGCTATGCAGGATGTAACTGTGCAATGGGCGGCACGACCCTTGCGGGAGAGTGGATTGATGTTATCCGTTTCAGAGACTGGCTCAAGAATGAGTTGCAGATTAGAACATTCAATGCTCTCAAGACCAACCGCAAGGTTCCATTTACTGACGGAGGCATCGGTCTGATTGAGGGAGTTATGGACTCCACTCTCAAGGACGGACAGGACATCGGAGGCATCGCTCCTACGGAGTATGACGATGACGATAATCCTATCTATGGATATTCGGTCACTGTTCCAAAGGCATCCGACCTCACGGAAGCAGAAAGAAAGTCAAGAAAACTCACAGGATGCAAGTGGTCTGCTCGGCTCGCAGGAGCAATCCATGCAGTAGAAATCAGCGGCAACTTGACATTCTAAGGAAGGAGGATAAAGGACAATGAGTAAAGTTACTACTTACAATCCTAAGAAAGTTACCTGTGCATTAGGTAGACACATCGTTTCCGGCTTTGCGGATGACTCATTCATCAGCATCGAGCCTGCGGGCGATGGCACTTCCTATGTCGTTGGTGCGGATGGGGAGATTGCTCGAAGCATCGACCCTTCCAATGTCTACACGATTAAGCTGGCACTGTTACAGGCATCTGCTACAAACAAGTACCTGCAAAAGATGTACGACAAGGACAAGAAAGACGGCACAGGCACATTCAGCGTGAATATTGCCGACCTGCTCGGAAACGAGAAGTTCACAGGCTCAGTTGCATGGGTTACGAAACCCGCATCATGGGCGAGAGGTAAGGCACAGGGCAACCGTGAATGGGAAATCGCCGTAGGCGAAGGACAGTTCAAGTAAGGAGGAAATGAAACATGGCACTGAAACAAATGGAAGCGAAAAAGGTAACTGTTGGCGATAACAGTTTTCACATCAAGCCGTTCCCGGCATTTAAGGCGGCAAATCTCACAGGGGAGTTAGCATCCGTGCTGTCTCCCCTTATTGGTGCGATTGCACCACTTGTCGGGGATGGAGACTTGATGGATGTAGATGTAAACAAGGCTGCTGAGGCACTGTCAACATCAACCGTAATCAACGGAGACAGATTGGAGGCTCTGATGAAGAAACTCCTGCTTGGCGGCAATATTGTTATTGAATATGAGGATGAAGAGGGCGAGAGACAGCAGGATGTACTCGATAAGGACCTCGCTGATGAAGTGTTCTGCGGCAATGTGCAGGATATGTTCGTTCTCTGCGTTCATGTAATAAAGTTGAACTTCAACGGTTTTTTCGAGAAGTTAGCCACCCTATCTGGGAAAGCCGAACAGGTGGCTGCCAAGGCTCCGAGGAAGATATTGTAAAGTTCGGCAAGTTTGATTATTCACAATTCAGTGAGTTGGAACTCCGGTGTTACATCCTCATCAAGGCGGGAATGGTATCCATGACCGAATTGCAAGAGGTTTACACTCTCGATGAAATGCTGAAATTATACGCACTGTATTCCATGCAGTTAGATATTGAGAAAGGGAGAGCAGACGAACTGGAAAGGAGGTCTTGATAAGTGACGATTAGAGATATATCTGTCGCTTTCGGCTTCGATGTGGACCGTGCATCCCAACAGCAAGCAGAGAACAGCATAAAAGGTATCAAGAATATGGCGACCAAACTCTTAGGAAAGATTGCGGTCGTCTTTTCTGTTGCCAAGCTGACATCGTTTGCCAAGGATTGCGTGGAAGCAGCATCAAATGTCGAAGAGATGGAGAATAAATTCAATGTCGTATTTGGAGACATGGCTGATGAAGTTGACAAATGGGCGGAGCAATTCGCAGACTCGGTCGGTCGGAACAAGAACACGATTAAGACCTACTTGGCAGACCAACAGAACTTGTTGGTAGGATTTGGTATGACAAGAGAGGAGGGTTCAAAACTCTCAGAGCAGATGACAACCCTCGCTCTCGATATTGCATCGTTCTCGAACCAAGACGAAGATGTGGCAGTTAATGCCATGACTAAGGCTGTTATGGGAGAGAGTGAAGCAGCAAAGACTCTCGGTGCAGTTCTGAATGATACAACACGAGCCGAAACGATGGCAGCACTCGGAATGTCGGGTACATACGACAGCCTGTCTCAGTTGGAGAAGATGCAGGTAAACTACAATGCAATCCTGCGGCAGTCTCCCGATGCAGTCGGAGATTGCGTCAGAAGTATGGGTTCGTATGAGTCATCTACAAGGCAGTTAAAGGCTGCACAGGAAGAATTTAAGGAGTTTATCGGCGGTCAGTTGCTTCCGGTAATGTCTGTATTCGTTCAATGGGTAACGAAAGGCGTGAAAGCGGCAACAAAATTTGCCAAAGCAATCCTACTGGATGCTGACGGTAACAATCGTATCCTGCGGTCATTCGATAGGATACACGCAGTCGTTAAAAGACTGCAACCTGCTATGGAGAGGTTCACATCCTCGATGAAGAACGGTATCAACAAAGCCACCGACACGATAAAGAACATCATCAATCGGTTCGGAGGTATGGAAAATGCCATGAAGTTGCTTGCGATAATCGCAGGTGCTTTTATCATAGCGATGAATTGGAGCAAAATCATAGGTGGAGCCAAGGCTTTTTTGTCTCTCATACAGGGAATGGGAAAGCTATTTTCGTTTGCCAATCTAAAGATACTCGGTATAGTTGCCATAATTGTAATACTGGCACTGATAGTTGAGGATTTTATCAATTTCCTCATGGGAAATGACTCACTAATTGGTACAATATTCGACAAGGCAGGTATTGGGGCAGACAATGCCCGACAGGCAATATTCAACGCATTCAATAAGGTCAAGGAGTTCCTGCTAAATGTATGGGATTTGCTCAAGACTGCGGCGGGAATGTGGATAGATACAGTCAAAGGTTTCTTTGAAAGGCACGGAGAGCAGATAAGGAAAAACTTCGAGAGAGTGTGGGGAATAATCAGTACCCTGCTCAATGGCGTTTGGACTTTCATTACTCAGCTTGCTGCCACACTGTTCGGAGGCACGGAAGATGAGATTAACGGCTCGCAGGAAAGTACCAAAGATAAGATACTGGCGATTTGGCAGGCTATCCTTGATACACTGTCATCTATATGGGATGCATTATTCGCTGTGGCGAATGCAATATTTAATGCGGTAGCCACGGTTATCGAAACTGTATTCAAATGGATACAGGCATTTTGGAACAGTTGGGGTTCTGAGATACTTGCATGGTTCAAAGGACTGTGGGATAACCTCGGACAATTCCTCAATGGATTTCTAACGGTACTCGAAGGAGTAGCCAATTTTATAAGTTCTGTATTTACAGGAAACTGGTCGGGAGCATGGGAAGCCATCAAGCAGGTATTTTCCGGAATTTGGGATATGATTACGGCAATTCTGCAACAAGCGTGGAACACGATTTCGACCGTATTAACGATAGGCTTAGGAGTCTTGCAATCATTATGGAATGCAATTTGGACTGCTATTTGTAATTTTTTTCAAGGAATATGGAATGGCATCGTATCGTTTATAAGCGGTATTTGGTCCACAATCACAGGAGTTATCTCCGGAGCGATAAATGGCATATACAGTGTCGTATCATCGGTGCTGTCGGCTATATCGTCGTTCTTCAGCAACATATTCAGCGGCATCGCATCGTTTGTATCAAGTACATTCAGTAATATGGTATCGGGAGTTACCGGATTTGTTGGCAACATCAAAAATGCCATTGTGAACGGACTGACAGCAGCGATAGACTGGATAAAAGGACTGCCAAGCCAAGCACTGAAATGGGGTTCTGACATCATAGATGGAATTGTCAGCGGTATCAAAGGAGCCATCGGAAAAGTTACCGATGCAGTTAAGGGAGTGGCTGATAAGATTAAGTCGTTCCTGCACTTCTCCGTACCGGATGAAGGACCTCTGACAGATTACCAGTCGTGGATGCCCGACTTCATGGGCGGACTGGCGGACGGTATTTCAGCAAGTGAGGATACTGTTCTCGATAAGGTCAAAGGCGTAGCGAGCGGCATCAAGACATTGATGCAAGGAGCAACAGCGTCTGCGGCAACGGCTGCAAGCAGCCAAGTAAATAATACGACCTCCAACATGACGCAGAATGTCAACATCAATAACAGTTATTCCGGAGGAAGTACAGAAACTCAGAAAAATGTGTCTAAGGCAATGAATAAGTCAGCCGTAGATGCGACAACACAAATGGCAAGAGGACTTGCCTATGCAAGGGGGTAGGTTATATGGCAAGAAAATTGCAACCTGTTTCGGTGTGGGGGATAGAGTTTGATGCTCTCATAGATGAGACCAAAAGTATGACCTCCACAATTCCGGAGTACCCGGTTGAAAAGGGATTTCCGGTGTCAGATACGATTATCAATGACCCGCTCTCGGTGTCAATGACGTTGTATCTGACAAATACTCCTGTCACATGGTTATACCGCCATGGTACATCCAATGACAGAGTGAACCAAATCTGCGATATGATTCAGCGGAAATGGTTTGATAAGCAACTCACAAAGATAGTAACCTCTGATGTGATATATATGAATATGGGTATCACGAGCATCAGTATCAAGAAGTCTACGGACACAGGATACGCTCGTGAGATTTCCATTTCTGCAAAGAAAGTCAGAGTGACAAAGAGGAAAACCGTCAATATACCTCATTATGTACTGAAAGCCGGGGAGACAATGGCAAAAGCAGGAAAGGCATCGACATCCAAGACATCTGCATCATCAACCGCATCGTCAAGCAGTTCTTCCGGCTCATCGGGCGGTTCGGGCAGAAGTGGCAGTTCCTCAAAGTCGAAAAGTAATTCAAAGAAATCCGCTTCAATCCTGTACGGAGCAGCGAGCGGTCTCGGTCTGATTTAGGAGGTGTTGAAATGCTTTATATCACAGTACCGGATATGAATGATAGTGTTTCGACACTCTCCATAGACGGTGTTGAATATGGGTTGAGATTTACCTACAACGAAAAGTATGATTATTGGAGTTTTGGTCTGTATGACGAGAATATGGAACCTATCATTTCTCAGACGAGGATAGTTCCGAATTTTCCGATATTCCATTTCTACACAGAAAGCGATATTCCGAAAGGCATCTTCGGATGTATCTCATCCCTCGATACTGTCGGTAGAAACGCTTTCAAGGATGTGACAGCGGAGTTTGTCTACATACCTACGATTGAATTGGAGGACGATAATTGATATGGCAAACGAAAACTGGATGAGAACCTACACCCTGCGAGCAGGGAAGATGGGAACGAAAGGATTTGAAATTGGAAATGTGAACAGCATCACGGAGGATTGCCTCCATGTTTCGTTTTCGGTAGAGAAGTCTAGCGAGGAAAGTCCGAATGACGCAAAAGTTCAGATATGGAACTTGTCAAAACAGAATCTGAGCATACTGGAATCCAAAGACTGCATTGTAGAACTCAAGGCAGGATATGGAAACAACAGGTCTCTGATACTTGTCGGCAATGTATCATCGGCAATCACGACTCTCGACAACGCAGACAGACTTACAGAACTCACGGTTGTAGATGGTCTCGTAGAACTCAGAGACACGAATATTAAGGTGTCAATCAATGGCAAGGTCAACGGCAAAACGGTCTACAAGAAGATAGCTGCCGCCATGGGACTATCCATCAAGTTCGCTCCGGACTTATGGTTCAGAACTATCCCGAATGGTTTTTCCTATGTGGGAAAGGCAAAGAATGCATTACAGAAGATTGCGAACTACTGCGGACAGAGTTGGTCGATACAGAACCAAGTCATTCATGTTACATGGCCCGGTCGCTCCATTGCGACACAGGGTTATTTGCTTTCGTCCGATACTGGACTCATAAACATCCCGAAAAGAATCACAATCGGCTCGGGTGATGAGTCAAAGACCGGATGGGAAGTTGAGTACCTGCTCAACGGTGCGATAGGAGTTAATGATATTGTCAGACTCAGCAGTGACACCGCAAGCGGGTACTTTTTAGTTCATAAGGTCACGATGGACGGAGACAATATGTCCGGAGACTGGGTATGCACAGCGCAGTTGCTGAAAATTGCAGACGCTCCGAAACTTGACAAAAAGGCAGATAGCGGCAGCAAGTCCAAGCCATCCGGGAATAGTGGAGGTTCATCGGGAAGCATCAAGAAAGGCGATAAGGTCAAGGTCATCAGAACTGTCAAACAGGGCAGTAGGACGAGAGGGTATCAGTATTCGGGTGGAATGTTCGTATGTTGGTACTCTGTTTACGATGTGATACAGGTCAAGGGAGACCGAGTTGTTATCGGAATCGGTTCTACTGTAACTGCGGCAGTGAAGATGTCAGACCTCGCCAAAGCATAGGAGGCAGATATGTTACAGGAAGTCACAGCAGAGATTGAGAAAACTGCGAAAGCGGTTGTGAATGAAATCCATACTGCACTCCCGGGAGAAATAATCTCGTTTGATGGCGGGATGGCAACGGTAAAGCCTATCGGAAAATATGTTACATCCGATGGAGTGAAACTTGACTATCCTACGATAACTGAGGCTCCGGTCATTTTTCCGTTCTGCCAAAGTTCGGGAGTAGGAATAGCGTTCCCTGTGAAAAAAGGCGATAGTTGCATCATTCTCGTATCTGAGGTGGAACTGGACGCTTGGAGAACGGGTTCTGAGTCACTCGGCTCGTTGAAGTTCGACCTGTCGAGTGCAATGGTTATCCCCGGCTTGCTCGAGAAGAGTTACGAACCGATGATAAGAGCGTCAAGCGGAAATGCGGTCATCATCAAAGCCGGAGGAGCAGAAATCATGGTAAATGATGGAGGCTGCACGATTGATACAGGCTCGACAGTTATGGAACTGGATGACGGCGGAGTACATATAGACGGCAGTCTAACGGTCACAGGAGACATCAAGGCAGGTTCAGTATCACTCAAGAACCATATTCATGTCGATAGCACCGGAGGAGACACCCAAAAACCTAAATAACATAGCATATAAAGCCGTGACAGCCACAGGATTCGTTTCTTTTGCAAAGAACAACAAATTCTCCATAAGCAAGGCTGAAAGGCAGAAATAAGCAAATAACGAAGTCCATACAAGAGGAGGTGCTTTATGGATATTTTACTATCCGCAGACGGAGATTTATTCCTCTCGGAGAAAGGAGACATCTCCCTTACAGAGTCCGTTGCACAGAAGATTAAGATACGGCTCAAGTGGTGGCTCGGAGAATGGAGATGGGATGAAGAGGAAGGTCTGCCGTACAGAGATGAACTTTTCATCAAGAACCCGGACACTGACAGTTTTGAGATGGCAGTCCGGGAAAAAATATTTGATGTCACAGAAGTAACAGATGTTAAGGACGTTACGGTTGAATATGACAGAAAGACAAGGCAGGGAAAGATAATGTTCACTGCCTATGTTGATAACGAAGTTATCAGAGAGGAGGTGGAAATAGATGGCAGAATACGGAGTAACTGATAAAGGGTTCAACATCAAGAGACTCGACACGATTATGGAGGAAATCCATACAGACCTGTCGGCTGATTTTGGTTTTGATACGAGACTGACAAAACCGTCATTCCTCGATACGCTCATCACGACATTCTCCAATCAGATTTCGGAGTTATGGGAAACTGCACAGAACAACTACTATGCGAAGTATCCTGCAACGGCAACAGGTCTCAACCTCGACAACGCAGTCCAGTACGGAGGTATCCGCAGAGCGGCAAATAAGAATACTGCCTATATGCTGCACTGCACCGGAGATGACGGAACCTATGTTCATGAGGAGGCAATCGTTGCTACGAATACAAATCCGGAAGTAAGGCTGAAAAGTGCAGACGAGTTTGAAATTACGAGAGAGGCTTTCAACAAGGTTAGCATCAAGGTGGCATCGGCTGAGGTCGGTGTCTATTCTGTTACCGTTAATGGAAATCAGTTCTCATACTCAAGCACGGATGGAATCGAGAACAGCATCATCGAAGGACTTGCCGGAGTGATTAAGGATGACGGATATACAGTCACAACGACTGATAATACTCTTACGATTGAGGATAAGACATTGAGCAGGAGCAATGTTCTCATACTGTCAGATAACCTCACGACATCGAGCGTCACAGTTATCGCATCGTTCCTTACGGAAGATTATGGGAAAATTACTCTCCCATATGGCATAGTCACGAAGATGGTAAACAACATTACCGGATTCAATGCCGTGACGAATTTGCTCGAACCAACATACGGCAGAAAGAGAGAATCAGACATCGAACTGAGACAGTCTTACATTGCGAAGTCGGCATTAAGGTCTAATACGATGATAGAATCCATTGTCGGAGAATTGCTGAACAATGTCGAGAATGTGGAGACTGCATCCGGCTATGAGAATGATACAGATACAGTCGATGAGAGAGGACTTCCTCCACACAGCATTGAAATCATAGTCGAGGGTGGAGACAACAATGAGATTGCAGAGGCAATCCTGCGGAGAAAAGCAGGAGGCATTCAGACCTACGGAAGTGTCGAAGTTGCGGTTCCGGGAAATTATGGAGATTCTATCCCAGTACATTTCAATAGACCGGACTACCTGTACACATGGCTCAAGGTTGTATTGCACGGAAACAAATCAGAACTGCCTACGAACTATGCAGCACTCACTATGCAGTCGCTGTTAAATGATGGAGCAGAATTTGTAGCAGGCAAAAACCTCCTCACTCAGTTACTGAATGACGGTATCTATTATGCGGTAGCAGGTCTGACATACATTGAGATTTACACAGCATACGGAACATCGAGCGTGTATGTGCCTCAGCCGTCAGATTACAAGCAAAAGAATATCATCGTCACATCACGCCAAAAGGTTCTGATAGACGAGAAGAGAATCGAGGTGTCGTTCAGTGAAGATAGTTGATAACTGGCTGAACGATTTACCTCAGCAGTTTCTCGAAAAGAAGAACATCGAGGCATTGATACGAGCATTCTCGAAACAGTTGCAGGAACTCCAACAGGTGTTTGATGACTTAGAGAACCTCACAGACCTCGATACAGCCACAGGACAGAATTTGGATATGGTTGGAACTATTATTCCCCTCAGTAGGAAAGAAGCCAGGATACTGGCAGGTATCAATGTTGAGGACCATGTTATTTCTGACGAAAGATACAGGCAGTTCCTGCGGTATCAGAATTTGGTAAACACCAACGAATGCACCTATTACGATTTGATGAATGGTCTTGCTTTACTGTGGGATGTCTCCCCGATTTATTACATCGAGGACCCGGATATGCCTGCAACAATCATTCTGACAATGCCGTTCCTCAAGCCGGGAGGAGAGGTCGTGAGGGTGGGCGAAGTTCCAATGGTAAAGCCTGCGGGAGTTCGTATTGAATTTGAATATCAGATTAAGGTGGTCGTAGAAACGCTTGTCCGATGGATATGTGCAACCTACGACCTTTTGATTTGTGGAACATTCAAGTGCGGCACAAAGCCGAGACCCGGCACACTTGGAAACATCATGTATGTCGAGACTAATCTCGACATGAACGCAATCACAAATGTATTTGACACAACCCTGTCCGGCACAATTCGGATAGGTGGCAAACTGTATAATTCCACGACAGGAGAAATCTTCACGGATGATGTAGAAATCATTATCAATTCAGATTACGAAATCGTGGATGTCTTGGTAGCAGGTCAGTCGGTGTCCGGCGTTTATCCTGCCAAGGCTGTCAACGGTGTATTCATCGGAGAAAGCACGGAGGTAGGAAAGACCTTTACCAACACGACTACGGTTCTGCCATTATCCGGAGTTGTTACGAGTGGCGGAGGAAAGATGATGATGCCTGCAAAGGTTCGACTTTCAGAGGATATAAATATTCAGAGCAATTCAACGATAGGAGTATCCAACGCACCGAAGAGTGGAACTATTATCTCGGGAGAAGGAACCGAACCTGTCGTTCAGACATCGGTATCCAACGGCTCTGAGGTCAGTGGCAAAGTTATCGTATCTGCCGCAACTATCAAACGGTGCGGAACTAAGGCTTGTGGAAAATAAATCAGAAGGAGGTAAAAACGATGTCATTTTGGAGTACAGATTTTATGAATGACCGAAGAAAGCAGTGGCTCAACGCTTTGGTAAAGTTTCAGTACCTTGTCAATGGCACTTGGTATGATGCAACAATCAATACCAAGAGAGTGACTGGCAACAAAGTTGAAATCATCGTCAGTTTTCCGAGAACATCGAGCGGCTCACAGACCATTAAGGCTGTGAGAATTATTGATGTCACAGGAAAACAGGCAGGATATCAAGCAACCGAGATTGTCCGTGCTGCCAACCAAGGCGTTCTGACAAAGTTTGAGTTCCCAATCTATGAAAAGGAGGATGAAGTCTAATGAATGGTAGAAATCAACCGTACCTCGACACCAACGGAGCAGGCTTTTACGAGCCTACAATGTGGCAGGACGAAGTTGAGGGAATACAGGAAGGTACGCCTGTGGATGAGCAGAACCTCAACAACATCGAGGGTGGCGTAAATGGAGCCAACCTCACGGCAGAATTTCTGACCGAAGTAATGAAGCATCATGGAGAACAGATTAGTAATATCGGAGGCGAGATTATCAAAGTCACTCTTACCAACACGGCAGGAGAGGCTTTTTTTAATAATTCCGCAAAGACGATTGCACTGTCTGTCAACAGAGACAGTTTTGACTACACAGTGACAGCAGAGATTGTTACTCCTGTGGACAATGTAGGTGACATCATCGTCTATGACAAGCAGGTCAACGGCTTCAAGGTTAAGTACACCGGAAGTGCTGCATCTGTGGACCTCAAACTGTATGTACAGGGAGGTAATGCAGCGTGAATGTAATTATCCACAATGACGAGAGGAGAAGTCAGCGTGACGCCACTCTCAGAGAATACGGTATCAATCCCGACAGAGCGTCAGCCGCTCAGAGGGAGATGGCAGACTGCATCGCTCAGAAAACCAACGAGGCGTATGCAGAGGCAAGAAAACATTAGGAGGTAAAGAAAGATGGCAATGAAAGTTGTAGAAGTCAATGTCGGGGAGAAAATTCCCTACACAGTAAGCAAGACAAAAGTCACTTTTGATGACGAGTTGATGCTCAATCTCGCCAAGTTAGAGAGAGATTTTGATGTCAGTGTGGACATCTGCATCGACAAGTTCGGGATGCTTGTGACAGGTCTTGGTGTGAAGTATGCAGCACAGATTGAAATTCCTGCAAGACAGTATGTCGATAAGGAACAGGTCAATCCGGACTACGACCCGGAGGATGAGAACAGTCAGAAAACTGTTATGGTTCCCGAGCCTGTTGCGTTCTCTATGGACAATGTAACTCTCAAACTGTACTCAATCGAATAAGGAGGTAAATTACTATGTCAAATTACGACCAGTTTGCAGCAGCGGTTAAGGAGATTTCCGGAGGAAAGAATGTAGTATTACTTGATGACCTCGGACTTCCTTCCGTTTATGTACCTATCAACAAACTCAAGAACTCCGAGATTATTTCCGGAGGCTCTGAGAATACTCATCCTGCATTCTCTGTGAATGGTGTAGAAAAGAGCAGATTTCTGTATTCCAAGTATCAGAATATCGTCATCAATGGCAGGGCGTACTCACTGTCTCACAGAGACCCTAAGACCTATGTCAATTTCGACCAGGCAAGACAGGCTTGCGAGGCTAAGGGAGCAGGCTTCCACCTTGGAACACTTGCTGAATGGGCGGCAGTAGCATTGCTCACACGCAAGATGGGAACTATGCCACACGGTAACAACAACTACGGAGGAGACTCGGCGTACACCTATGAAAAAGGGCAGGAGTCCGCAAAGGATAACAACAAGACAGGAAGAACATTCACAGGTTCCGGTCCTGCTACTTGGGGTCACGACCATACTCAGTTCGGAATACAGGATATGAACGGCAATGTATGGGAATGGCTTGGCGGTATGCGTCTGAATGAGGGAGAAATTCAGATTATCCCTTACAACAATGCAGCACTTGGTTCCGAGTGCGATATGTCCGCTTCCTCAACCTTGTGGAAAGCAATCAAGAATGACGGTTCTCTTGTAGCACCGGGAACAGTAGCGACTCTCAAGTACGACTTCGTATCCGGAAACATTCAGTTGACTACCGGAATTACATCCGCACAGGATGCAGGTAGAGGTGGAAGCTACACAGCAATGACCCTTGCGAGTGGTGTCACTGCACCGGAGTTGGCAAAGGCTCTTATTCTCTATCCGGACGAACCGGGCAAAGATTATGGCGGAGACTATCATTGGATGAATAACGCCGGAGAGCGTTTGCCGATTGCCGGGGGCTACTGGAACAATGGTGCCAATGCGGGTGTGTTCGGCTTGAACCTCAACACTGCTCGTTCTTACTCGAACAGCAACATCGGCTTCCGCTCCGCTTATGTAGAACTGTAATCTGAATTTTGCATTTTGTTTTGCGAGCGTTAGCGAGCGTATGAAGAAAAAGCAATAAAATGATGTGCGTCCATAGGACAGTCCGTGCGACATAATTCGGACAGTCCATCGGACGCATTTTTTGTAGGGAGGTAAGATGAGCGATACAGCAACAAAAGGTGCAGAGGGCGAGAGCATAAGACAAAAAGTGGCAGATATGATGGACTACGCCGAGCCGTTCCTTGAGAAGTTTCCAAGACCGGAGAAAGGGTACGCAGGACTCGCAACCAAAATCCGAATGTGTATGAACACGATGGCTGAGAGGGAGATGGATACTCATAAATGCTATTATGCAAAATCAGTCCTCAAGGAATTAAACGAACTCGACAAGCAGGTCCAATATGCCAAATTCTATGTGGAAAGAGCATATAAGAAACGCATCCTCGACCAAAAGAGATTTAATGTGATGAGCGACTACCTCTCGCAGATAGGTAAGATGACCGGAAGTTGGATAAATAAGGTCACTGCCACTGCACAAAACAACGGCAGGAAATAATTTAGCAATTACTTTGGGAACAGGCTATTGCGTTTGCCGATTGCCGGAGGCAACTGGAACAATGGTGCCAATGCGGGTGTGTTCAACTTGAACCTCAACAATGCTCGTTCTAACTCGAACAGCAACATCGGCTTCCGCTCCGCTCTACCCTCATATTGTCAGATTTGCAGGAGGTCTACGGATGTCCTGCCAGTACACGAGGGGTAAAGGAGTCTGTTTCCACTCCAAAAAGGAGAAAAACAACCGACTGTATGAGAGCAGTGAGTGTAATAGGACAGCGGTCGGTTCCTCCATTCGGGAGGCTCACGGTCCGTAATGGGAACTTGAAAGCTGCAAGTAGCCTTTGGCGAAAGCCGCTATGCAAGAATGTAAAGGTGGTTTTTGGATGAAGATTAAGAATGTGTACGACATTATCTTTTCGATGGATAACCTTTACGATGCTTTTCTTGATGCGTCCGAGAGTCGTAGATACAACAGGGATGTCCTGCGATTTGGCTACGACTCTTGGACAAATCTTGAGGAGTTGAGAGAAAGAGTCCTTCGGGGAGAATACGAGATAGATAGGTACTTTATATTCTTCGTCTACGAACCTAAGAAAAGAATGATAATGTCAATCGCCTTTGAACATCGTGTGGTTCAGTGGGCGATTTATAGAGTTGTCAATCCTGTGCTGATTAAGGGATATATCAAGGACTCGTATGGCTGCATACCCGGCAGAGGAGCGTTGGGAGCAATGACTCGTCTGAGAGATTGGTTGGAGTATGTCAGCAAGAAAGATGGAGATTGGTACTATCTGAAACTTGACATCAGCAAATATTTTTACCGGATTTCTCATCGGGTACTCAAGAACATCCTACGCAATAAAATCAAGGATGAGAGATTGCTTGAGGTTCTGTTCGGGATAATTGATTGCAAGCACACTCCATTCGGGTTGCCACCCGGCAAATCCCCGGGAGATGTACCGTTGGAGGAAAGATTGTTTGATGTGGGTATGCCAATAGGAAACCTGCTCAGTCAGATGTTTGCGAATATCTACTTGAATGAACTCGACCAGTTCTGCAAGAGAGTCTTGGGTATCAAGTATTATGTCCGGTACATGGATGACATCATTATTTTGAGTAACAGTAAGGCACAACTCCATGAATGGAGATGGACGATAGATACTTTCCTCGAGAAAGAGCTTGAGTTAAGCCTTAATCAGAAAACCTGCATCAGACCTATCAATCAAGGCATTGAATTTGTAGGATACAGACTTTGGTACAACAAGGTTGTGCTGAGGAAATCAACGACTCTCGGAATGAAGAGAAGCCTCAGAGGTGTAGCAAATAAGTATCACGATTATGAGATGACTCTCGAGCAGGTTACTCAGACATTCAATAGTTATACAGGTATGTTGGAACACACAGACAGCGAGGAATTGTTGGCATCTCTTTATACAGATATGATATTGACGCATGGAGAAAGGAGAGAGAATGAAGAAAGATTTATTCAAATGCTCCCACAGGAAGAGGAGATGCTTTATGGGATATGAGCGATGCTCCGGAAGTTGCAGCCACTATGGCGAGTGCAGCGACTGTAAGTCATGGTTCATCCCGGCAGGTCAGTATCCGTGTAATAAATGCAAATATCTTGATGTTAAGCCGCCGAAGTAGGCGGTTTTTCTATGAAAGGAGGTGAGGAATGTGAGCCTAAATGATTGGCTGAAAGCAGGAGGCGGTGTCGTACTGCTCTTTATGACATTGGTACAGATTGCACCAATCAAAGTCAATCCTTGGTCTGCTATTGGAAAACTTGCAGGCAATGCCATGAGATTTCTCGGAAAGACCATGAATAAGGATGTGATGGACAAATTGGAGACAGTCGAGAACGATGTCAAAAATCTGAAAGAGAAGCACGATGACCTCAAGAACAGGATGGACAAAGACGATGCGGATGAGTGCCGCACTCGAATACTCCGATTTGCAGATGAATTGCGAAGAGGAGTGGAACATTCTGAGGAGTTCTTCAATCAGATACTGGACGACATCTCGGACTATGAGAGATATTGTTCGGAGCATCCGGAGTACAAGAACAGTAAAGCAGTAAATGCCATTGCAAAGATAGATAAAGTCTATCAGAAGTGCATGGGAGAAAATTCATTTTTATAACAGGAGGAAAAGAACATGAAGAAAATTGATTGGGTCAGAAAACTGACAAGTAGAAAGTTATGGACGGCAGTAGCATCCTTTGTCTCTATGATGATTTTGGCTACTGGTGGCACAGACAACACAGCAACACAGGTAACTGCACTCATTATGGCAGGTGCATCCGTGGTGGCGTACATCATCGGAGAGGGATTGACCGACTACGCCAATAGCGGTTCCAACACCGAGGATGAGGAGTAATCTGAGAAACATATCGTAAGTACAGGGCAGCCGAAAGGTTGCCCCATTTGTTTAAGGAGGAATTGACATGAGTTTAATGGTAGGTAGTGCGAGAATTGATGAGAACGGCAAAATCTCCGGAGGAAAGCCGGGAGACCAAACAGGAAACGAAGTCTCAACTCAGCCGTACTATGTCCATTCAAAGGGATGGATTTGCATGAGACCAAAGAATGTTGCGGTTGCCAATGCTATTGCGGAAGCAATGATACAGGCCTGCAAAAACAACAACATCGGATACTGCCAAGGACACCGCATAACTGTAATTGAACAGTTAAGAAAGAGCGGAAGCCTTGCAAAGATTCCTGCCAAGACAGAGGCTGATTGCAGTTCGCTTGTAAGAGCGTGCTGCATCCAAGCGGGATTTGACCCGGGCAATTTCAACACATCAGCCGAGGTGTCCGCTCTCAAAGCGTCTAAGCGGTTCATGGAGCCTATTACGGTAAAATCCGGCACGAAGTTGTGTAATGGAGACATTCTCGTCACTAAGACCAAAGGTCATACTGTCGTAGTCATATCCGGCAATCCAAGACAGGCGGTTTCTCATTACCCTAAGTACAAAGGAGCATCGGGTTCCATTGTTACGGCACTTGCAGCGGTTGGAGAAAAAGATACATCCAAGGCTCATCGTGCGAAGATTGCAGCCGCAAATGGTATCAAGAATTACGCATATACTGCGGCACAGAACCTTGAGATGGTAAATCTTCTCAAGAAAGGCAAGTTAATTAAAGCCTAATTTTGAATAGGCATAACACATCGGGGTGGCTGAAAAAGCCGCCCTTATTTTTATAATAGGAGGAGTTCACTATGGATAAACTTTTTGGTATTGATATTTCACATTGGCAGGGAGACCTCAGCATCAAGCAGGCAAGAGATGAGAGGGGCGTACAGTTCGTTATCGTCAAAGCAGCCGGAGCAGATGCGGGTAAATACAAAGATAGCAAGTTTGAAGATTACTATGCACAGTGCAAGGCGATTGGTATGCCTGTCGGTGCGTATTATTATGGTAACGCCAAGTCTGTTGCAGACGCACAGGTGGAGGCAGACCATTTCCTATCGGTAATTGCAGGAAAGCAGTTTGAATATCCTATCTACTACGATGTCGAGGGCAATATGCTCAAGAACGCAAAGGATACTCTCACAGACATCGTTATTGCATTTTGCGACAGATGCGAAAAGGCAGGATACTTCGTTGGAGTTTACACATCAGACTCACACTTCCAGTCTCATGTAGATGACTCTCGCTTACAGAGATTTACTCATTGGGTGGCAAAGTATTCATCCAACACACCTGCAACATCTCACGATATTTGGCAGTATGGCGGCGGTCAGAATTTCATTGCGGACAAGACAATCTGCGGCAGAACAGTAGACCAAGATTTCTGCTATCGTGACTTCCCTGCGGCAATCAAAGCGGCAGAACTCAATGGATTTACTGCCAACAATGATGACAGCAAGGATGAGCCGGAAGTGTCTGCTCCGGAGGGAACAACGCTTGAATTGGTTTACAGAACTATGAAAGATGAGTTCGGCGGCGGAGATGCAAGAAAAACAGCACTCGGAAGCAGATATGATGAGGTGCAGGAAGTCATCAACCATATTTACAGTGCGTCCGCACAGGAGTTGGCAGATGAAGTATGGACTGGCAAGTACGGAGATGATGAAGTAAGGAGAACTGTTCTCGGAGACAGATGGCAGGAAGTACAGGACATCGTAAATGATGGCGGCAAGAAGTACCATACTATCGAGAGCGGAGAAACGCTCACAAGCATTGCGAAGGATTTCGAAACAACTGTCGATGCTCTCGTTTCTCTGAACGGCATTGAGAACCCGAACCTCATCATTACAGGAGACTCCATTAGAGTCAGATAACAGGAGGAAAGAATGAAGAACTACATTGGCGTAAAAATCGTAAAGGCAGAGCCGATGGAAAAGGATGGCAAAGCCGGATACAAAGTAAGGTATAAGGACGGATATGAGTCGTGGTCTCCAAAGAAGCAGTTCGAGGAGGCGTACAGGGAACTTGGAGATGCAGTTGATTTCATCAACGCAAAATAGTTCCGGTTGGTAAAGAATGGACCTCTCTATCAGATACGGTAGGGGGGGTCTTTTTTATTGTCCGAAATTTGTCCTATGGACAATCTGTGGATGCAAGTTTTTCCGTCCAAGGACGAAGCAATCTGATAAACGGTTTGTACCAACGGTTTTACTGATTTTTCAAAAGTAATTCGGCATACATTATATAAGAAGAAATCTGCCTTGTCCTATGGACAGTCACACGGACAGTCCTGCGGAAAGTCCTAAACCATACCGTAACCGTAACCGTTACCTATATATATTATATCTATTATGTTCATTGTCCTATGGATGTCCTGTGGACACATTTCTATTATCGTTTTGGAGTTCTCCAAATTATTCCGTAAAAATAAAGATATTCTTATTGACATGGTGTAAGGCTGTGTTATCGTACGCTCGCAAAAAAGCAAAGGAGGTACATGGCATGAGCGTTATTCCGAAAGAACTGACAGATGAGCAGTTAGCTGAATATTTCAGAGAGTATGTAGACGGTTGCCAGTGCAAGGAGAGGCATACAGAAGCAGCCTGCAATGAGGTTGAGCAGTACGACAAGATGGTTGCATATTTCTTCCCAAAGGAACTGAAACCGCAGAATAGATTTTATGACAAGATGATGGATGTTGCAGTTGAGTACGAGGAGTCGGGATTTATGGCAGGGTACAGAATGTGCCTAAAGCATTTACAGGAGCAGGAGCAGCAGGCTCAGACTGATACAACAAATTCTATACCGGAAGAACCAAAGAGGCAGGAACAAGCAGATACAGGCTCTGTGGATGCCTCGGATTTCATTTCCTCAAGACAGATAGGAGAAATGTTCTCTGCACCAAACGGAAAAGTCGTAAGAAGAATTAAAAATCAGATTTTGCCGTACTGCACAGATGATGAGAGGAGAGAATTTTCTCTGACATCAGAGAGGAGCAGGCAGAATAAATACATCGAAGTCTATCGTCTCAGTAAGAAAGCCTGCGGCATCTATCTCGACCACATGGAGAAGTGGTCCGGCATGATAAATGTAATGACAGGCATCTCGGAAATGAGGAAGAGGATGCAGGAGGTGTTTGCGTAGCTGAATAGGAATATTCCAAAATAATTTCCGTAAAACTATTGACAAATTGGAATGTTCCAAGTACGATAAAGTCAAGATAAATCAGTAAAAACACCGAACAGGAGGTAAATACTATGAAGATATTCAGAATGGCAGATGTGGAGAAAATCGAAGAAATGCTCGCAGCCGGAAAGACGGTTGAGGTTGAGTGGAAAGATGGAGCAACCGGAGATGTAAATGTCGAGACAGTCAAGTTTGTAAGATGGGATGGATTGGTATTTACGACAGGAGGTTGCATCTACACAGGACTCGATAAATTGATTGAGATTAGGGAGGTAGCATAATGCGGTACAGATACTGGTTGACATTAAGACCTGCGATGCCGGGTACAGTTCCGACAAAGAATTTGGAGTGCATCGAGAATTTCGACAGCAGAGCATATAGCGAGGAGGCAGGCAGAGAGGTTTGGGGATATGTTGAGTATTCAGAGCCGCTCACAGATAAGCAGGTAGCCGAGTACGAATTGGTAAAAGGAGGCGAGGTACATGATTAAGGCAGGAGACCTTGTTAAGATTGATGACATCGGACCTCTTGCACAGGTCCTCAAGAAAGGCAGAGGAAGAATGTATCTGAGATTGGATGGCGAGGAGTTTTGGTGTCCTACATCCATTATAAAAAAGGCGGAGGTGTAAGAAGATGGTTAAGTATATTGATGATGGAGTGCTTCTTGGTTGGTATTTTTGCAGAGAGGGTTGTTGTTGGGGAGACGGAACAAAGAAAACAGCAGAAAGAATTGAAAAGGAGATGACGGAAGATGGCAGATAGAAGCAATGCAAGGCTGAACGAAGCGATAGAGCAGCACATCGCACAGTGGGATGGCACGGTGCATGGGTTCTGCATCAAGAATATGTGGGAGAATGGTGCTGATTACGAGAGTATCTGCGAGGCGGCAAATATCGACATCGAGGACTATGAGGATGACTGAAAATATTTCCGTAAAAATGCGTAAAACCTATTGACTTGACCGGAGGTCATGTTATCGTACGCATACGATAAAAACAAGCCAAATAAGGAGGACGCAGATATGTTTAAGAAGTTCATTCAGAGAATTATAGAAGCAGAAAATCGAGAGGACGCAATGCAGAATGTGTTTTACGGAAATGACGGTATCGACATCGCATTTCAGAGAGAAAAGATTTCTTGGAAAGAGCATCAGATGTTACTTGCAATCATCGAGAAGATGGCATAAGGAGGCAAAATGATATGGCAGAACAGGATTACAGAGAGAAGATTAAGAAGTTGCTCGCTCTCTCAGAGAGCAGCAACGAACACGAGGCGAAGTCGGCACTCTTGAAAGCCAAGAAGTTAATGGCAGAGCATAAGATAGCAGAAATAGACCTCGAGGACATCGGCAAGAAGAAAGTCGTCCACATCAAGACAGAGTTCGATTGCAGCAAGAGAAGAGAAGCGTGGATGATAAGTCTATCGGCAATCATTGGTCAGAACTTTTGCTGTCAGTCATACAGAAGAAAGGAGTACAACAAGCAGGTAGCTACGATATGCTTCGTAGGTCTCGAAGGAGATGTTGATGCTTGCGTTGAGATTTTCAGATATGCAGTCGAATGTATCCGCAGCGGAATTGATGACCTCAGAAAGAAGTCTAAGGATTGCACTCGAGAATACAGAAAGAGACTTTGCGATGGATATGGCTTCGGCTACACGCAGGGTATCAAGGAAGCATTTGAACAGCAGAGGGAACATGACGAGACTGGATGGGGGTTGGTAATGACAGTTCCAAAAGAGGTCAGTGATGAAACCGATGCCATGAAGCACGAGAAGTTCAAAAGTGCTGCACAGGAACAGATGAGTGCAAGAGCGTTTTGGCAGGGCAACGAAGATGGAAAGAAATTCGACCCGGGAACAAAGATTGCAGGAAAAGCAGAACAGAAAATGGCGTTAGGAGGTATCTAAGATGGCAGATTTAAGAGAACAGCAGAAGCAGGAAGCAATTAAGAGGATGAAGAAACTCGGCATCATGGAGCAGCCGATTAAGGAGTTTGAAGAAGAGGGTAAAATCAACCTCTCAGAAGGACCGGGTCTATTGTATTGGCTCAACGATGAGGAGCAGGAAATGGTTAGGAAGTTTGAGGAGGAGAGCAACGGACTTGTCTACCATGTCATCAAGACGCAGATGAACTTTGGATTGATGTATTCGTTCTTGTATGTTTCCGAGTATATCGAAGAGTGGAAGATGGATATGGAGGATTTAGGAGATAATCAGACGCTCGCTTATGTGGTAAATACGACAATGCCGGATTGCAGTGAGTTCGGAACCATTGGCATCGAGCCGTCCATCGGTGGACTCAAGAGAATTTGGTAAGGAGGAATGACAATGGGAATGAGTTTTGAAGTCAGTGACCCGGAAGAAATGTGCGGAGCAGATGTTAGAATATGCCCTACCTGCGGCAAGGAAGTAGTGAGAGATGATATGCTTTTCACTCACGATTGCCACGGTATCGCATTTAGATTGGTTTGCTTCGACTGTTATAAAAAGTTGATGGCAAAAGGATATGACGGTCAGTATTATGACGAGGCGGATGAATGCCTCGATGAAGATTATTAGGAGGTAAAGATTATGGCAGAGATGAATTTTTCAGAGGAGCAGATGAGAGAGTTCTGCAAAGAGGCGGTTCCAGTAGTTGAGAAGCTACTGGAAATTGCAAGAAAGCATGGCGTAGAGGGCGGTGTAAGAACTTGGTGTGCCGATGACTATGTTTCTATCGAGGGAACAGGACTTGGCGGTTGGGAACTGCACAAGTGCAGCGGAGAGTATGATATGACCTACAACAAGAGAGTACCGCTCTTTAAGGAGGAGAAGAAAGATGGGGAATGAGATGACTTTAAGACAGTTCTGCGAGAGATACCGCAGAGGAGATTTCCTCAGCAAGGATAGAGATGTTCAGATTGAAGCGGGGTGGTATGATTGGTTTTGCTCAGACGATGCACTTGCCGGGAGACTTGCAAAGATTTGGAACATCCTCAAGGGGATAGATAGCGATTATGTTCTTGACAATTACAGGGTTTGGTTCAAGAACAACTGCCCTTGTGAAGGACCACTGTATGATGATGTGAGGTTCGAGCCTATTGATGAAGATAAGCGAGATGAATTATATTTCGGAGTTGCTATCGACTGTGTATGGCACGACAGCAAGTATGCTGTTTTCACAGCAAGAAACGGCTACGAGACAGAAAGAGAATTTAGCAATATCCGTGAAGTGAGAGCGTTCATCAATGGTTGGGAAGATGCACTGAAAGACGAGGAGTTCTATCAGAAGCGAGCAGAAAAGGATGCTGCAATGAAGAGGCTGAGTGAGGAAGCCGACATGCTCATCAAAATGGGAGAGGATATTCTGAAAGGGTATCAGCAGGACAGCGAAAAAACTCAGTAAATATGCGGATTTCCTATTGACAGGTAGGTAGGCAATGCTATCGTACGATTGTACCAAATGGTACTAAAAAATCCGAGGAGGCGATAGCCAATCAATAAGGACAAGGAGTTGAGAAAACTGAAACGGAGAGTTGAAGAACTTGAAGCGGAGGTAGAACAGCTCAAAAAAAGAACTGAAAAAAGCAAGGTTCTCGAGATTATAGAGTTGACAGCCTTAATCTTCGAGATAGCCGCTTCGGCTACTGCGATAATCACAATTTTCCTTGGCTAATTTCAGTTCGTGGGAGGGGGAGTCATACCTCCCTCCTGTTTAATAAGAATATCACAGGAAGGAGTCGGTGTAAATGAAAATCGGTAAAATTGCATTGCACATCGTATTCACGGTATCAATAGCGGCGTTTCTCATCACAGGTAACAGCGTGACAGCCTTAGTTTCCTTTGGAACGGCGTGCATCAACCTTGGCATCCTACTTGGAGAAAGGAGCAGAAATGCTGAAAATCGGAAGTATAGAAGATAACGATGGGGAGTACATCATCCATCGAGAGTTTTACAGACAGGGAATGATTTTCAAGGATGAGGAGGCGTACAAGTTCCATAAGGACCAACCGTGCTACTCTCCGGAACTGTCGGACTCGGTTTACACCGGGAATGACTTCCTTGAATTATGCAACTGTCAGCAGGATTTGGCGGATGAGTTGTTCGAGGGCGTTGACTGGCAACATCCCGAGTCGCTCAAGGAAGATTGGTTCGTAAATGGCGAATGGGTCGAATGTGAGGGATGCGGAAAAATCATCAATTATGGCGATGGGTGCAATGACACGAAATGTCCGAATTGCGGAAGAAAGGTAAAGGTCGGCTAATGGAGAATTTCAAGGTAAAAACAGAACCGGAAATCAATGTGACACAGGAAGATGTTGATGACATCGTAGCGACAGCTTTGGAGGGTGGTATCAATTACTGGTGCAGGAAGGCTGAGGTTGTCGGAGATTATCTCGGAGAATACGCATCTGAGCAGATAAGCAGGGGAGGAACACTGAAACTGTACGACTCTGAGGAAGATGAAGTCTATGAACTTACAAGAGATAAGCTGCTTGATGGAATCAAGAAGTATTGCGAGGATGCAGAAAGACCATATGACATCATGCATGAAGGTGTAAACTCGGTCAGATGCAGTACAGGAGAATACGGACTGGATTGTTGTATGGTGGATGCTGTGGTGGCAGATATGATTATCCAGTATGCAGTCATGGGAGAAATCGTGTATGGCTAAGGCAGGAGCAAGCCAACAGGAACAGAACCCTACAAATATACCATAGATGTGATAAAAACGCTGCATAAGCCTATATCAGAGAGAGGAGGTGCAAAGATGGTTGAAATGCCTATGACAGAACACACAGTTACGAAGTATGTCATCATAGTACCAAGAGGCGACAGATACAAGTATGTCGGCAGAGGATACAATCCAAAGAATGATAACGGATACACCATTAAGCTAAACGGAGCCATGATGTTTGATACTATGGAAAATGCAATAAAGACAATGGACTGGTTTGGGATAGAAGGCTCGATTGGCGAAGTGAAAAGACATACAGAATTAGTACAGGTTTTGAGAGGAAGCAAGAGATGAAAAGTATTGTAACTGAGTATGATAATATCTGCATATTCTGCGGCAGACAGGCAGAGGCGGAGCATCATCTCATATTCGGTACGGCGGGCAGAGAACTCAGTGATAAGGACGGACTCAAGGTTCCGATTTGTAATAACTGTCACAACATGGGCGATAAACTGCACCGGATACATGATAACCCGATGGCAGAGCGATTATCCAAAATGCTCGGACAGGCGATGTTCGAGGCAAAGATAGGCTCAAGAGAAGAATTTAGAAAGAGGTACGGGAGGTCGTATCTATAAGGAGGATAGCAGATGACAGGAAGAGAATTGAGCGAGAATTTGAACTACTTAGGAATGAGTAGCGGTATCAGAAAACTCGCACTGAAAGAAAAATTGGCAACAGCGGAGAAACTCGCAGTTATGAATGAGGTTGAAGTTTGTGACCTTGTTGCAAATGAATATGAACTTGTATATGCAGAGAATGAAGAAATCGGACTTGTCCGCAAAGATAAGATGGACGAGTATAACAAGTTGGTTACGATTATCAGCAGATAAGGAGGGCGAATGGAAGAATATACAGTAAATTTCCTTGCTGATGTCGATGTGACGATAAAAGCAGAGTCTCCGGAGGAAGCAAGAAAAAAGGCGGAGAAGATGTTCGGAGAATATCACGATAAGCAGTTTGGATATGCGTATCTGTCAGAGATTAAGTTCATTACAACGGCGGACGGAACGGAGGTGTAGGATGGAAGGACCTCAGAAGTTTATAGATTGGCTATTGGAAATGGGATATTTGGAGCAGGACGATATTCCAACCGATAAGAAAGAGATTATAGCCGACATCAGAAAAGTAAGAACTGTTGCACCGAAGTTTTACAACATGATGATGTGTATGTGCAACTGCGGAGAAAGGAGCAATGACAATGACATGGAATGAGATTTACGAGGCAGCGGACGGAGCAGCCTGCGGAGATTATACGCTCAAGGCGAAAGACGAGGCGAGACATCAAGTGAGATGCCTTGCTATGGAGTTAGGCAGTCCGGATTTGGATAATGCAGATTGCCCGGAGGATGCGGTGGAAGATTACTGCAATGCCATGAAAATTCAGTTTGATGAGTGCGGCAACATCGTAGGACTCGAACTTCCTCACTGGGTAGAAGATATTATCTACCGCAGAAAAGATGATGCGTACCTCGAGGAGGATTTGAATGCAACTGCTCAAGAATTGGCAGGTGGCAACATAGAAATCAGTGATGAGCAGATGCAGAGAATGATGGCAATGTACCGCCACGATGAAGATAGTAATGTAGCGATGAACGATACTCTCGAGAGTGTAGTGTGCAGAGTTCTCGGGCGTAACTGATGAAAGGAGATAAGATGGCAAAGGTAATTGAACTCATTAAGGAGTCTATGAAAGAAAAGAAGATGACACAGACTGAATTGGCAAAGTCACTTGGGGAGGATGTGCGTGTCATCAATCAGCAGTTGAACAGACAGCAGGACCTAAAGGCAGAACGCTTCCTTGAGGTAATGGAGCATATCGGATACAGGGTTGAAATGGTTGACAATGACGGCATCCGCAAAGTGTGCGAGGATATGCTTGATGATATTAAGGCAGGGAATGTCAGTGGAGATAAGTTTTACATTCAGAAAGACGATGGCAGTATTATTGGCATCAGAGTCTCCAATGGAGATACTGAGGTCGAGGAATTTTGGAATAAAGCCGATTGTTTCGACTGGCTTATTTCTCATACCTAAAAGTTTGGAATATTCCAAATTACAGGCGGAAAATTCCTAAAAAATATCAGTAAAACTATTGACTTCAAGGTAGGCTATGCTATCGTACGCTCAACGAAAAACATAACACCTAAGGAGGTACAAAGATATGATGAAATCAGAGTTTACCGAAAGAACAGGTTTTGAGCCGACTGAGGCAGAATACAGAGAAATCGAAGCAGAGTACATGGGATGCGACATCGACAAAGATGAGTTCTGCAAGACATGGAAAAAGCAGGGCGGCATTCAGAGGCTGATGAGACTCCGTGCGAGAAGAATTGAGGAACTCGAGGCAGAACTCGTAAAGAAGAAGAATGATTACGACAGAATGGACGCTCAGTATTGTGAGAAAATCAACAGACTGAATGGCGAGAAGAACAGCGAGTTGAATATCCTCAAGCACGATAACGAGGTTCTCAAGAGCAATCAGAAAAGAATCGCAGACCAGTTGGCTAAGGAGTCTGAAAGAGCGAATGAGGCAGAAAGAAAGCTGGCAGTCCTCAAGGAAGCGTTCGCAATCATCACAGGAAAGGAGGATGAATGATATGAAAGTAACGATGCCTGTTTGGAAACTGGTAGATATATACCAAGGGAAGCATCCCGGAGGACATTTCTTCGACAGGGATACGCTCAAGTTCTTTGGAGAGAGGCTCTCGGACATGAGAGTCCTCAGTGAAACAGAAACCATTAAGGATTGCTCCGGAGAAAAGCACGAGTGCTATGTTTTAAGCAGATTGCAGAGAAAACACCCGGCAGGTCCAAGAAGAACATACGCATATTTCGATGTGGAGACACTCGACCATATTGCGGGATAAGGAGGAATGAACATGGTAAGAGCAGGGATGACAATAAGCGATGCGGCTCACGAGTGAGTCAGAGAAATGAATGCCTATCCGCAGGAGATGATAGAAACCCTAATGCAGGCAAAGCCGGATGATTGGCATGAGGTTACGATGCCTCGAGTGTATGACAGAGTATATGTATGTAATCTCCCGGATGGATGCGAAGATTACGACCCTAATGGCGAGATTGAGAACATCGTAGGAGATGTTTACCTCATCAATCTTGAAGATGGAAATACCGTAGAACTCGGAGCAGATGATTTCGAGGTTGAGCGTGATAGCATTCTTCCGATGTGGGGATGGCTGTGGAGTTTCTCGGACTCAGCGGATGATTACTTTATGGATGAGTTGGACGGCATCAAGAAGATGTCTGAGTGCGGCTTCCGGATTTACGAGCATGATGAATGGGGGTATTTCTTCGGAATAGATGGCTGCGGATACTCATTCTATGACGAGCATTGGATACCACTGTACAAAAAGAGAGGTTTGCAGTGGCACGACCCGAAAGCGGAGCAGGAGTATCGAATGAGGGTGAATGGTTGCGAGAAAAAGAAACTTGGCACTAAGGAGTGTTGGTTCAAGGGAGATGAATTTGTTGAGGAGGTGTTGCGATGTCAGCATTAGATGGACTGTTGTTTGTGCTACTTGATTGTGGAAGCCTCGATATCTCCATACTGGATGATGTCGGGTACGACCTTGGAGATATAGCAGTTGAATTACAGGAGGAGGGCGTAAATGTCACTCTGAATAATATCACTGATGCAATCTTCCGAAAAGGACAGGATGAACTCAAAGATGCTCTTGAGGAGAAGATTTCAGAACTCGAGGATGAAAGAGACGAGTGTGAAGAGGACTCTGACGAGTACGAAGAATTGCAGGAACAGATTGATGAATTGGAATGCTGCGACCCGGAGGAAGATGTGGAGTGGTTCTGCAACTGCCTTGACACCTCGATTTGGTTCAGAGATAACGAAGATATTTACAGGAAGTACCTCGGAGATGAGATTTCAGACATCGAGGACAACATGGGATTTGAATTTTAGGAGGCGAGAGGATGGATAAGCAGTCGGCAGACAGGATAATTGTAAAGTCAAATGTAAGAATGAAAATCGTTCTTGACTGGTTTTCCAAAAACAGAGAGTGGATGAAACAGCAGGAGTTCCATGCACCGTTAGATGCGGGAGTTGTCGAATTACAGGAAGAATTGATTGAGTTCACATTCGAGAACAAAGGAGACTTGGTGGAATTGGCGGTCTACCCGGCAGAAAAACCGAACCTGCCTGCGGTTGTTACATACGATTACGACCCTACGACTATGCAGACATCCAATTTCCGCTTTGCATCGCACCTGCCGCCGGAAAGAAAAACGCTCTTGATGCAGGTAATGGCAATGGATAATACGCATCTCAAGGAAGCGTTGAAGTACCACGCTCTGATGTGTTTTATGACTTATTACCGGGAGACAGTGAAGATTGAAGATAAGGGTAGAAGAACCAAACGGCAGGCTAAGGCGTTGCGAAAAGATGTAACGAAACCGCTTCCGCTCATCCGGAAGCAATATGTAATTGAGGAAGTAGACAGTAAAGTTCTGAGACTTCCCGACCAAAAGAGAACCTATACCAAACCGGAACACGAAGTAAGCGTCAGAGGCTATATGAGACACTATAAGTCCGGCAAGAGTGTATGGATAGAGCCGTTTACCAAGTACAGAGGTAAAGGTAAGAACAGAAAAGACTACGAATTATAGGAGGTATCACAATGGAAGTAAGATGCACAAGAAACTGTAAGAAAAAGGACAAGCAGGGCAGATGCCTTGCAGAGGCAATCTCAATCGAAGAGACTGGCTGCGGAGCGTTTATCAGAGTTCCGGAATTTGAACCGTTCAGAGCGGATAATGTTGTTATCTATGACAAGGCGGGCATTCCGTCAGTTATGGTCCGCTTCTCAAGAGTAACTGATAACGACCTGTTCGGAGGCTCATGCAGACCTCATCCTGCGTTTGTGGTGGATGGGAAAGTGTATGATGAAATCTATATCAGCAAGTATCCGAATACAGTAATCAACGGTAGAGCATATTCGCTCCCGATGACAAAGCCGGAAGTGAATGTCACTTATGACGAAGCAGTCAATCTTTGCAGAGCGAAGGGCGAGGGATGGCATCTGTGGACTGCGGCAGAGAGAGGACTGATTGCCAATATCTGTCACAAGAACGAAGTGTTCCCGCATGGAAACACGAACTGCGGAGATTGGCATGGAGATAACTCCGAAAAAGGAAAGACCTATGATGGTGGATATAAGACGCTGACAGGCTCCGGACCTGCAACATGGAACCACGACCACACGCCATTTGGGGTTTCTGATTTATGTGGAAACATTTGGGAGTGGTTTGCAGGAATGAGACTTATGGATGGTGTCATCGAAGTGATACAGGACAACAATGCTGCGGCAGACATTGACATGAGCAAAGATAGCGAAAAATGGGTGGCACTGATGAAAGATGGCAAGCCTATCCGTATCAACGCAGAGGACGGAGGACTCAAGTTTACAACAGAGGAGTCGGGCATGGACTACGATGGATGCGAGTGGGGAGATGCAGAGTTTGAATTTGATGTCACTGAACAGATGAAAGAACTTGCCCTGTATTCCGGCGAACCGGAGACCTACCTGTATGCAGATACGGAGGGAGAGCGTTTGCCGATTGCCGGGGGCAGCTGGTACTATGGTGCCAATGCGGGTGTGTTCAACTTGAAC